CGGAGAGATTAGAAACCAACTGAATCGAGATAGAAAACAACTGAATGCTACTGGAGTCTACGGACTAGAATTTAACTGAAAGCAACTGGAACTCGAACTGGAATCTCTCCCCCCCCCACTTTAAAAAGGAAATGAAATGTTAAAGTTTGAAAATACTGCTGAAATTGGTGACATGATTCGTGCTTATGACTTCGAACCCATTCCGGGCCGTCCTGAGTTCTATGTCACGGGTCGTGTTGTGGCAAAAGGTCCTATCTATCATGAAGCTGGTCGATACATCTGCGATGGTTACACCATCATCTGCCACTATGACTGTGATGATGACCGTCGCCATGGGGAAACGATTTATGTGCCCTTTGAAATGAGTCTCACAGACTTTGACAACCGTATTGAAAATATCACTAAAATGGTGGAGGTAGCGTAATGGTAGCAGCAAACTTGAAGATGCAGAAAATCCCTGTAGCAGTAACTCGGGTGGATGTGATTCGTGAGATGAAGCGTATGCTTGACAAGAAGATTGCCAAAACTATGAAGCAGTTGCACAAGTATGAACAAGATGGCAATGAAGAGATGGCGAACTGTATGGATTGGTACGCCGAGGGCATGGAGTATGCTGTCGCCTGCATCTTGTCGCTTGACGAAGAGTACAAGAAAGTGTATACTGTAAAGGTGTCGTAAAAATATCTCCTTGGGGGTGGTTCCCCGTTGCGGGGAGGGTAATGCCTCCCCCATATATAATATTTCTTGGTAAGATAGTCTTTCTTGTTCTCCTCTCAACTTAGGACTATCGGATACAGTGCGGGGCGGAGTATGTCTCACTAAAGAGGTGGAGGGGCAACTGTATCACTTTAACTATTAAGGAAACGAAAATAAGAAAACACTTAAAAGCCGCTATAGCTCAGCAGGTAGAGCAACTGATTTGTAATCAGTAGGTCCCGAGTTCGATTCTTGGTGGCGGCACCATTATTCCCTGTTAGCTCAGTTGGTAGAGCAAATGACTGTTAATCATTGGGTCCGTGGTTCGAGCCCACGACAGGGAGCCAATTCCGGAGAGTATCCCAACAACTCTGATAGTGGGTGAGGAAAGGCTGGCAGGCCCGGACCAACACACAACAATGGAGACAACGACGGTTGCTCTCAGGTCTGCCACTTTAATATTATGATAGAACAATACGCACACGAAATAGTTGTTTTGTTTTTGTTCGGATTGGGCATACTGTTGTTTTATCTTGGACTGAAAGATGTTAATGCCAAAAAAGATTAATGGACAATGGTTTCAGGGAGATACTCTGGTTGGTGAACCACAAATTGTTAGTAATGAGGAAAAAGAACAATATGTCCAATCTCAACTTGGAAGGGTGGGTGAGTGGTTAAAACCATCAGACTGTAAATCTGACGCCGATGGCTACGCTGGTTCGAATCCAGCCCCTTCCACCAATGACTTGCCGAGGATGTAAAAAATGTTTAATAGAATCCATAAAATTGAAGAGTATTTCGAAGGACAAATCTATGACTCCGCTGTACAAATGGTTGAAGAACTATTTGAGTGTGATGTTCCCGATTTGACGAAAGAACAGATTGACATGTTGGGAGAATGGATTGAGAATAACGAGTACAGTGTAATGTGTTCGGGTTTCAATCAAGTGATTCATTGGTGGGAAGATGCCAACATGTTCGATGAAGAATACGATGATGAAACTTAATTTGACTTTACTGGATTTATTTGGTATTCTATATCTAATCTTTTTGATGCTTCTATTAATGGGGAGTGATAATAGTGATTGATGAAATTCTAAATCTGTTTGGTCTGTTTTTGTTTCTATTGGTTGGAATTTGTGGTTGCGTATACGCATTGAACCCTAGCGACAAATATGAACTTTATAAGAAAAGTGATGAACATTACAATGATGAGGATTGTACATGATAACCCGAAGTGATTTGAACGAACATGCATTTGAGCAATTGATACGTAATGAATTAATTGAGCAACTTGCAGATGTAGAAGATACTATGAACGATGATAGTATTCGTGATACTAAATTGGTTGAAGCGTTTAAACGTGTAATTGCATACAACAGTGTGCCTGGAACTTATGAGGACGGAAAGTATGACTAGTGAAGTGAGTCTTGTTGGTATGACGCAACCCAGTGCAACTACTGGTTGTCATACAGCAAATGAATTGATTGCCTATGCGGCTCGTGTAAGCAATCCTAGTAATCAAAACAATGAGAAAACTGCACCCAAGTTGTTGCGGTATCTTATCAAAGAAGGTCACTGGTCGCCGTTTGAAATGGTGAGTGTCACGATGGAAATCAAAACGACTCGGGACATCTCGCGCCAAATTCTTCGTCACCGTTCGTTTTCGTTTCAAGAGTTTTCTCAACGTTATGCGGTCAGTGAAGGGTTTAACACTAATCGAGAGGCACGTAAACAACATCCTACAAATCGTCAGCTGTCAATGATAGACGAGGACATCGAGAAACAACGCAAGGCTCAAGAAGTGTTCAGTGAAATGCAGGCAGAGGTTTGTAAAGTCGCCAAAGATTACTATGAAATGGCACTGAACACTGGTATCGCAAAAGAACAGGCACGTGCTCTACTACCCGAAGGTTTGACAGAGACAACTGTCTATATGGCAGGAACATTACGTTCATGGATTCACTACTGTGAATTGCGTAGAGGTCATGGAACGCAAGCCGAACACATTGAAGTTGCGGATAAGTGTTGGGATGTTCTTGGAACACATTTTCCTGATGTCATTAAAGCTGTGGAGATGTTACATGAAGATTAAAATAACCAAAGGTCATGCTAAAGGTAGGAAAGGTACCGTAGCAGAAAAAACTGACGATGGTGTATTGGTGTTGATGGACCGTAAGCGAGACAAAAACTACAAACATCACAAAACTGAATACTATGTGTTTATTGAGGAAGGTTCCTATGAAGTTCGAAATCGGTAAAGAATACGTTATCGGCAACAAGTATAAAAAATCTGTCGAAGAATTTTCTTTTCTTAACAGAGAAAAGGACAGAATGGTTATCGAAATCTTGTGGCGAAGTGGTGAGTGGTTGGTCACTCCGCAAGATGAAGATGAGTGTGAAATACTTCAAGACGCTTATGACAATGAATCAGACATGGAGGTTTGTTTTCAAGAGATGGAGTTCTTGTATACCGATGACGGTATCTACGAAGAGTTCAAATTCTATGGTGACGTTGAATTTAACGAAGATGAGCAAGAGCGCCTTAAAGAAGGATATTACGACGAAGGGTATTGTTTCCTCGAAGAAGAAGGTTTTATCGAACTAGACCCCGAGGTGTATATCATTGGAGGTATTCGAGCTGAGGAGAAAACAGTATGAACGGTAAGAAGGCAAAACTTTTAAGAAAAAATACTGATGGAGGGGTTGACAAGAAAGTTAAAAGGATGTATAATCAACTTTCACATCACGACAAAAACGTGTTAACTCAGGTTTTTGATTTCGCCAAATCTATCAAAAAAGAAGAGGACGATGAACGTATTCGTACTGAATAGAGACCCAGTACAATGTGCTAAGGAACATATCGACAAACATGTTGTAAAAATGTGTACCGAATATGCTCAATTACTTAGCACTTGCCATCGAACAGTTGACGGCACATATTGGAGAGGAACAACCCAGAATGGTCGTTCCGTTGCAAGATACTATCTTGACGATTCCTATATGAATATTACTTTGTATAAAGCCTGTCATATCAATCACCCATGTAATATTTGGTTACGAGAGTCAGCCGAAAATTATAAGTGGTTATACAAGTTATGGGTTCATCTCGGTAAGGAGTATACATATCGGTATGGTAAAATTCATAAGTCTCTATTTGACCTACGTAAGGTCCTATTAGAACCACCAGAAAATTTAGAGTCTAAGGGTTTTACAGAACCACCTCCTGCAATGAGTGAGTTTCCTCAGTGCATCGTTGAAAATAATATTGTCGCTTCTTATCGCAATTACTACTGGGAAGCTAAACGAAGTTTTTCTTCATGGACTCGAAGAAACCCTCCAACGTGGTGGAAAGAATTTGAAAAGAGAGAAAAGGAAGGTACTCTTGGAATGTTAAACGATAATAACAATGGTTTAATTTTGGAGTAAAAATGTCTGGTAAAGGTTCAAAACGCAGGCCAACATTAGTCGAACAAGAACTAGTTGACCGTAATTGGGATATAATTTTTGGTGGAAAAAATATGAAACACGAACACAAACGTGGTGTCATCTCTGAAGAAATTTCAAAGTACATGTCTGAAAACGGTAAAAAGGAGGCCATCGTAATCAGAACTGAAAAGGGTTATATGGTCGAACTGTACGAAAGAAGTCGTTACATTCGTACAGTGGATGTATCAGAACACAATTTGACTTACGCAGAAGATACTGCTGAGAATTACGTACTGGATGTGTTCGAATAAATCCCTTGAATATAATCCTCAAATTGTTCGACCTTCTGTAATCTGTTAGGCCAATAAATATAGTCTTTCTCAGGATTCTTTTTGAGATTCGACAACAACGGTTGAATTGCATTGTATAATTTATCTAGTTTTTGTTGAGTAGTACTCACATCAGCAGATACAGATTGTATGGTTTGGTTCGCTTGTTGAACCGCATCCAATTCATCTTCTGTGACCGCTGTAAAACCGAAATCGAAAATATCACTACTTGACATCTGAAAACCTTTATGGTAAGCTTGTACAGTATTTAGGGTTAATAAGGAATTAACATTTATGAACAAATGGGAAGAACCCGAAAAAGAGATTAAGCGAAAAAAGATTCGTCGTAAAAGAAAACCTATGACGGAAGAACAAAAGAAGGCTGCAGCTGAAAGACTGGCACTCGCACGTGCTGCGAAAGGTCCGGTCAAGAATCTCTCACTTCCTGAGAACATTCGTAACTTAACAGATGACCATTATCTTTCACCCAAGAAAGTTAAACAATGGTTAAAGGTGTGGAAAGCTAAACTAACTGGAATCAAGTATTGGAAAGATTCCAAAGACCGAAAAGAAAGACTAGAATATCAGATTGCTGAAACGTATGTGAAGAATATGCAAAGCTATCTGACCACTGGTATCTGGTCTGACTTTCGTTACGGAGAAAACAGAGAACACAAAATCGTCTGGAAGGTTGTTGCCCCTGCATATGAATCCAATGGTGAAATGAAAAGAACGCAGGGTTACTTCTATGACGATATTGGTTTTTACGGTAACCAAGGAGGGGAAGAATAATGACAATCGGGTTGGATGGTCTAATGTTAACTAAGAACAAATTTTCTAAGATGGTTGAAGATGTGGTGAAAACTAGCAACAGTTCCTATATGGATGCTATCATTCACTTGTGTGAAAAGAACAACATCGAGATTGAAGATATCAAAAAGTATATCTCACCGACCATCAAAAACAAACTTGAGGTTGAGGCTCAAAACCTGAACTTCATGGTAGAACCTAAAGGCAATACCTTGCCATTGGGTGAATAATGTGGTATTATAAATACTTCATATATTATGTGAATAAAGTGGATACGCTGAAATACAAAAAAACATACACTGAACATACGAGGAAATACATATGTCTTTTGCAAATCTAAAGCGCAATCGCGCTAACTCTATCGCTAAACTTGTCGCCGCAGCTGGTGATAGTGGCGAACAAAAAAAATCAACAAAATCCTATGTCGATGAACGCCAATGGAAACCTACTGTCGATAAGGCAGGCAATGGTTACGCCGTTCTTCGATTCCTTCCTGCTGCGGAAGGTAACGACCTACCTTGGGTTCGTTATTGGGACCACGGGTTCAAAGGTCCAACTGGACAATGGTATATCGAGAAGTCTCTGACATCCATTGGTCAACAAGACCCTGTTTCAGAAATGAACAGCAAGTTGTGGAACTCTGGTGTTGAATCCGACAAAGAACTTGCGAGAGAACGCAAGCGTCGATTGCACTATGTTGCGAACGTTCTTGTTGAACAAGACGCAAGCAACCCTGAAAACGAAGGTAAGGTTATGCTCTTTACTTTCGGTAAGAAAATCTTTGACAAGATTATGGATGTGATGCAACCTCAGTTTGCAGACGAAGAACCAATGAACCCCTTTGATTTCTGGGATGGTGCTTCATTCAAATTGAAGATTCGCAATGTCGAAGGTTATCGTAACTATGATAAGTCTGAGTTCTCTTCTCCATCTCCTCTTTCGGAGAATGAAGCTGAACTAGAAGAGGTTTACGACCAACTTCATGACCTGAATGAATTCACTGATGCCGCAAACTACAAGTCTTATGATGAGTTGTATGCAAGGTTGATGTTGGTTCTAGGTGAAGCGACTAACAATAGTTATCGTCCCGAACTGGAAGAGGTTGAAGAACCTGTTGAACGTAAAACTTCTCCAGCGCCAGAGATTGCTTCTGCGAGTGACGAGGATGACGATGACACTATGTCATACTTCGCCAAGTTGGCCGCTGAAGAATAGGGTTGATTACCTTGGGTATCCTGCAGCGACTTTACCTAAGTCACAAATAAGACGGGACATCACCAAAACAATTACTAGGGGACTGCGGTCCCCTTTTTATTTTAGTAACTCATTGAAAGACCATCGACAGCAGATGGTGTGTCGAAGTATGCAGAAGATTGACTAACGTTACTTACGTTAGACGTTGGTGCATTCACTACGTTGACAGCTTGTTGACTTTGTTGGTCCGCTTTCGCCTCTTCACGAGCTGTTGTCTGAGTACCCAATTCCTGAGTAATACTCGCTCTCTTTGTTTCTGCTGGTGCAACCTCAACTGGTGAGGTTTCCGCTGGAGATGAGAAGAAATCTCCAATCTTATCCAAAACAGATTTCTGTTTATTTTCTAAAAACATTCTAACTTCATCTGGTGACGCACCGTCAGCAATCAATCGTCTCACTTGACCAAAAGTAATACCTGTAACCTTATATTCTTGCATAATGTTGTTAAGTTCATTATCAGCATCTCTAGTTTGATACACAATGGTGCCTTCACCCGTTTCTGTGTCGAACTGACCAATTATTTCTTTATTTTTACTTGTTGTCATTTCTTCACCTAGAAATGCAGTCCGGGCGCCACGTCCAGTCTGTTCACCTTCAATAGAGGTAATCATACTTTTTGTTGTTGTCTGAGTATCAACACTACCGTCGCTTGACTGGGTTGATACGGTATCAACACTTTGACCAGCTGATATATCCGAAGTATTTGCATCAGGCATAAAAGGATAGAAAGGACCAAACCCAACTTTGCCGATAACAGGTACATCGAACTCGATACGAGGTACACCAATCTCAGCGAACATATTAGTGAGCATAGACTTTATCTTACTCAAGTCGAACATTTCTCCCATATCAGTGAAGAAATCACCGATACCTGTTAACGTCTCATCGAACCATGTTGATATAGCGTCGATGGTTTCATTAAACCACGCTGTGATTCTATCTGGGATACCTGTAATCCAAGTTTCGAAGGTATCCATCAACTCAGCGAACCCTTCTTGGAAACTGAACGAATCTAGGAAACTTTCTATCTCAGTGAAACCAAGTGCTCCTGCAAGCCAGGATACCATGTCTTTAATTAAATCGGCTGGCCACATGATGATTGCACTAATAACTTGTTCTATACCTCTAGAGATGCCTCGAAGAAATCTTTCGGCTAAATTATCATCTTCGTTTGCAGTGAAACCTTCAATAAAACCATCTATGACGTTATAAAGCGCATAAAGAGGTAAAAGTATTCTTCCAAATACTCGTAACAGGTTTTTACCTATTTTAATGATTGCTGGAAGTAGTGTCTTCGTTATAAAAGTTGCTGCGGCGGTAACGGAAGTTATAATCCCCTTAACTAATAACACTATTCCTGTACCAATCGTTTTAAAAACTGGAATCAATAAAGGAACGACACGTGCTACAGTCGCTATGACACCACTAATCACACCACCTACGCCCATTAAATCAGCGACATATTTTAGAAATCCTTTTTCTTCTAATTCTTTTTGTGCATCACCGACATCTTTAAGAAAAGTTGAAGTAAACCCTTTGGAACCTTCTC